CATCTTTAAAGTCCTTCCATGCTGTAGCCTTTAAAGCGGTGAAAGTATCTCTGCAAATATCTATTTCCATGCCTTTGTAAAGTAAGCAATAATCAATTAGAAATAGGATAGCTGAATAAGTTTTACCGCTGTTATGTGTTATTATATTACTTTCTGTAACTAAATAGTTATGATACTGCTCAACTTCTATATCATAAACTTGGCCTGAATATTCAATAAAGTCTATTGATTTGATTTGTATATCTGCTATTTCACATGAGCCCACGTTCTGTTTTGAACTATCTCTTTTACATGGCCTACTTTCAAATTGTATTTCTCGGCCAAATGTTTGGCCATTACTATTTTCGGTTTGTATTCGCTGCGAATAGCCCTTACTAAATTTTCTGTTATCTTGGCCATGCCATTCTTTTGGCCATTGTTCATTGATTGTCGGCCATGCTTTAACATATGGTCTATATTTTCTCGGTGTGTTACCCACTCTAAGTTTTCTGCACGATTGTCGGAGCGATTGTGGTTTATGTGATTCACTTGCGGTTTGCTTTCCGAGTTGGTCACCCATGTTTCGGCCACTACTCTGTGGACTGCTATTGTTTTGTATTTTGCGTTTATCAATAGCATTGTTTTCAAATAGCCCTGAGTCAATGCAGGTTTCATTATTTGAACTCGGTTTGTGTTCTTGTAATTCATAGCACATATTCGGCCTAAGTTGCTGACCATGTAACGGCCGTTGGTATTCGCTATTTCTTTCCATTGTTCGTTTGGCAATGTCAATTGCTTTAACATATTGGCCTTTGTACAAAAATTTATGGTCATAAGTACATTCAATTGTTTGATTATTAATGAATGTAAATTTAATAAGTTTATGCAAAGAGTGTACACTCTTATAAATAAACTTATTCACAACCTTTCTAAGTACATTTTCTTGGCCAGACCACGTATAAACATATTGGCCTATTTCTATTTTTGATATAGGCTTATAACCCTTGTTAGTTAAAACAAGAGTATTGCCAACAAAACAACGAGTACCACCTTGCAAAAGGACAATCCGTTGGTCGTTTATTTTCTCATGCAGATAATCAAAGTTAGGATTGGCTTTCATTTGCTTTCATAAACGGAGGCAACTCTTTTTTAGTTACTTCGACATTTGCGCTTATTTCGGTTGGTATCAATTTGGATGCTATCTTATAAAATTCAGTTGGGTTATCTTTTGCCCATGTAACTATGTTTGCTCGAGGGTCATTCTGCAAATCTTGGAACGCAGCCATAACAGTTTCTTTAACAGTCCTTGTTAGCTTGTTTGGAGTTCCTGCAGGTCTGCCTCCAGTTCCTTTTTCAAATTGCCCTTTTCGTGCCATAACCTATTTTTACCTATTTTTAGTTAATCAACTGCTATTTTTTCGGCTACTATTAAATACATTGTTACTTGTTGCCCATAACCCTTTTCAATCTTCACACGTATTTTTTAGTAAATAATGATTCTCGGTTACTTAGTTTGGTTTCTTCGTAGATGTATTTTTCAGTTACCTTTGGATTAAGATAGCACATCCGATAAATACCACTTAGAGTTATATTGTATCTTTGCGCCCTTGAGTGTTTGTTCCAGTCTTGACCAAAATCAGTTACTTTGATATTTTTTTTATCGGTAAACTTTTGAAAGTCAAGATTAAGATAATTAGGTGCAATGTTTTTATAACTCAACTGCAAATCGACAACTAAAGTATCTATCCATAATCTCATTTTAGCAGCCCATGAAAGGCTGTCTACTTTATTGACTATTTCAGGCATATTAATTATTTCTTTGTTCATATCAGAATGGCAAGTCATCTTTTACTGAATCTATTGGTTTAGATTCTTTTTGCATTGGTTCGGTTAAAGCAGCTCCAAAGTAGCTAACTCCGTTTTTGTCTTTACGAACCCAAAGTCCGATGTCTTTTACTTTGCCGTCTACTTTGATTTGACCTTTGTAGTCAGGATGGTTGTCGGCTGACTTTTTAGTGTTTTTGAAAATTAATCCTGAATTGTCTTTTGTGATTTCCATAGTTAGTGAATTTAGATACAAATTTAATAATTTTTTAGATAGTTAAGGTATTTTTTTTTCATTTCTATTAACTCGTCTTTGCTCCATGCCTTTGTTCTTTGCGTTTCTGATAGCCGTTCCAAATTTTTAACGTATTCAATTCCGTATCTTTGAATTAATCCTTTGCGATATTCAGTTAAATTTCCGCTCAAGAACTTATTGCATTTAGAGTTGCATTGTTTATGGCAATTAGTTTCTTCAAATATTAATCCAGTAAAAGGATATGCGCTAAAGTAGTGTCCACCTGCCCATTGGTTTGATTCTTTGCATCCACAACTAATGCAAGGCTGGTCAAAATCTCTTTTCCTAATCCAAAGTTGAAATACTTTTTTAGCATCTTTCAAATAATCAGATTTCTTTTTGAGTGATTCTTTGCGCTCTGATTGCCTTTTTTTTGATTCCTTAGCCTGACGTTCCGCTAATTTACCCTTTGCATAGGTCAAAGCACATTCATATCCACAAACTGATTGTAATGGCTTTTTAGGCTCAAACTCTATTTTACAAACTTTGCATTTTTTCATATATTCCTTATTCGAATATGGAATCCCTATCCTTAAATCTGCTTATCCATAACTCAAAAGCACCAGTCTGGGTAATCTTCATCTTTTTTGTTTTCAATTAGCTTTGCCATAGGGTCTCCACTTTCAAATACAAACCTCCTAAATCCTCTGTGAAGATTAAAAATAGCAATTCCTTTTTTACCTACTACTTTTTGCCGTCTTATTTTTTTAGTGTGAAATTCGCAGACTGTTGAATCAGGATTCTTTTGGTGTTCTGGTCTGTGATATACCAATATGTTATCCATTTTATTATTCCACATTGCTCCATCTGCAATATCAAATACATCTGGGCATGGATAATTGCCAGTTGAATCCTTAACCATCATTTTGGGATGCGCTACAATAAAAAAGTAAATATTGTTTTGTTGAGCAAATCGGCTGCAATCAGCTAAAAAAGTTTCCAAATATTTATCGGAGCGACCTCCGCTTTTTGCGTATTCATTGGTCATTTGATTAAAAGGGTCAATTATGCAGCCGTTTACTTTTTCCTTAATTACTAATTCCAAAAATCTCTCTTTGATGTATTCAGGGGTCGGACTTATTTCTTTTGGATATACATAGAAAAAATGCTTTGATAGTTCGTCATAAATCCGCTCGTATTCGCCTCTGCTAACTCTATAATTTGAATCGGGTGTTAATTTCATTCCGCAATATATTTCTACTAAATCATGATAAAATTCATGAGCGGGGTTATCCTCTGGAGAAAACAATGCAAATTTTTCCTTATATAGGATAACCCTCATAAGCATATACCACTTCAAAAAAGTAGATTTCCCATAGTTTCCTATTCCAGTCAATAAAGTTATTTCACCTCTTTTTAGCTTAAAATGACTATCAATATCCTCAACTCCTATTCCATAAAGCTGTTCGTAACCGCTATCATAAATCTTTAAAGCATCTGCCTTTACATCTTCGCCAAAAATTACATCTTTAGGTTTTATGTCAGGGTTAAATATATCAGCATCAATTTCTATTTCTTTTCGATTAACCTTTTCAACAAGTACTTCACGTTCAAATTGAGCCGTTCCATATTTGGATTTGTTTTGTCGGTATGCAGATTTTACTACTCGTTCCAATTCTGAAAATGGAAAAGAATCACCACCGATTTGAAATTCAAAAGCGCATAAAGAAATAGTATCACTTTCGGCTATTCCAAACCTACAACAAGCTCCAGCAAGTTTAAAAAGGAATATATTTCTTTCACCAGTTGCAAATGCGTTACCCTTGTTTATTTGCCATTTTAATAACTTTTGGAAACTTTCTGCATAATTACTCCGCTCATAGGTTGCTTGTTGCTCTATTGCCTTTATTTTGCGAAACACGCTTGGTTTTTCAGCTATGTATATTTCAGGGTCGTAACTTTCATAACAGACACGAGATTCATTTATGCCCGAATTATCTATTTCAGGAAATAATTCTTTAAGTGCCTGAAAATGCTCACGATGCTTTTTGCCGTCTGCTATTTTTACAAGCGCCTTTAATCCGTTTCCACTTGGTGAAATCCAACAAGCACAAATAAACTCATTTGCACACAATAAAGATTTTTCATGATTAACATCATCTAAATTATCAAAGTCTAAACAAATTAGCTTTGAATGATTAATCAGTCCAATATCCGTTCTTTCTTTAAATTCGCCTGAGAAACAAACACTCGGTAGGTTCTGTTTTAGCTTATTGCTACGCTCTTTGTCAAGTTGCGTTCTGATTTCATCAATCTTTTCTTTTGACTTACCAATTCTTATTCGCTCCAAAGCCTTTTCAACTGGAATATAATTTGGTGTTTTGTCAAAAATGTTTTTGTATATAGTTACCATCCTGTATCTCCTTCTAAAATTGATTTTGCAATATTGCTTTTCGGTGTTATAGAATCAGACTTTATCCATTCAGCATTGAATCCTGACCAACTCTTATTTACACACATATATAAAACATAATCTACACTCATGCCACTTTTTTCTATTTCAGACAAAAAAGAATTTAAAGCTGTTTTAGTGTTTGTAGCCTTTTTGGTTTTCCTCACTCTCAACCAATCCTCTACTAAATCTTTATTTTCTGCAAGTTTTAATAATTCAGACTTAAAATTAAACACATCTTTCTCTTTCTCTTTCTCTTTCTCTTTCTCTTTCTCTTGTAGCAAAGGGGCTTGTGTACCCCCTTGTGCACCCCCTTGCGTAGGGGTTAATTTTATTCCACTCTTGTCTTCATAACCTTTTACTTGGGAATCAATATTATGCTTTTGAGATATGTATGCAAACTTAGCCATTCCATTTAAAATAGGCTCGATACCAAAAAATTGTTTATTAATTATAGCATCATAAAAAGCAAGTCTATCTTTATCAGATAACTCGTTGGCTACATCCATATAACTTTTAAAAAATTTGAAAGCTAATCTATGTGTTGTCATATAATAAAAAAGCCCCCTTTGTAGTAGTGCTTACATCGGGGGCATTAGAGCCTAAAATCAAATTCCATCAGGCACTACTCTCATGGAAATCTTATCGCAAATATAACTTTTATTCCTTAGTATCCAAATTTTTATCCAAAAAAGATTTATAAATAATCGAATATCCTGCTAAGTCTTTCAAAGTATCTGCTATGCTTTCATTCTTTGCTTCTTTGCCTTGCAAATTGCGCAGCCTTGCAACTTTAATAGCTATCATTACCATAAAGACCTTTTCCACGTCTATTTGGGCGTAATCCGCAGCAAATTCAAATACTTCAAATTCTTTGCCGTAATCATGCGATTTAGAAAGTAAAGTTTCCTCCAGTTCTTTTAATGCTTTCATTTTGTTAGATATTCAAGTTCTTTAATCCGATTCTCAATAGTGTTTCTTAACCCGCTACTAAATTGGAATTTAGGTATCATTTGTCGCAGTCTTTGAATATCTGTTACTTCCGATAGCTTAATGCCTTTTAAGTCCGCAAAATCAAATTCAAAGTCCGATTTTAGATTTTCGATTTCGTTGCCAATTACATCAAAGGCAATTAGTTTGTTACTTACTCGTTTTACTTTATACATTAGCAAGCCGTATGTGGGTTAAAAACTGTTTTTTCAGCAAAAATATCTTTTACCATTTCGGGAGTGATTTTAATTCTGTGTACTGTTTCGCTGTTTCTTTTTTGAATATAAAGAGTAGGTTCGTCTAATTCAGTCCAATCAACAAAAATATTCATTGCTTCATTTATATTTTTTTCTAAATAAAAGCCATTATAGCCATGTCTGCTAAATTGAACAGAATCGGTTATATCTGTTCTTTTAAATCCCAATTTGATGTATTCTTCGTATTTCATTTTATTTTGTTTTAGTTGTGAATAATTTTCTTAATGATTTGCTATCAGTAGATTTCATTTGATACTCATAATAATATCCTGCAGTACCGTATCTTGTCTTAAATTTAATCTTTTTTCTTTTGCAGTAAAATTTGTGTTTGCGCTCCAGTTCGTCAATTCGAGTTGGTAGTTTGACAGTCCCAAATTCTTTCACCCCTTTTAGAGTAGTTAAGACTTCGCCCGAAAGTAAGGCGTTGAAAATCGCTTGTTTTTGTGTCATTTAATTGATTTTATGGTTAATGAATATGTCTATTGAAAGTTTATCCGAGTAACTAAAAAGCATTTCCAAATCTATCTTTTTTTTCGATTCAAATTCAATGATTCGCCACCGACCAACATTTAACCAGTTAGCCATGAATGATTGTGTGAATCCTGCACTATCTCTTAAATGTCGGCAATTATCGACAATCTTGTTGTAATTGTCTTTAAATTGTTGGTAATTCTCGACATGGATATTTTCTAAATCGTTGGCATCCATAGGTTTGGTTTAAAACATTCTCTTAGCGAGTAGTTAGAAAGCAAATTTTTAAAACTTATTCGTTTTTATTTGTTCCAAAATGCCATCTACCCATTTATCATTAAGTTTCTTTTTTAGTTTTTCTCTTGCATCTTTTAAGTTGACAGCAATATCATAAAATTGGCATTTTACTGCCTTTTGAGTAAGTTCGATTAATAGTTCTAAATCTTTTTCATCCATCGGTATAAGTTTTAAAAATCAGCTTCTAACATCGGCTAAAAGTGCATTAAAACGACACTTTAGCCGAGTGCCGTTAGCTTCAATTGCCTGACAACGAACTATAACTCGTTTTTTCTAAAATATTCACATACATTGATAATCATTTGTTTTTCTTCTTCGCTTGGCATATCATTTACTTGAACATTACTAACAAATGATTTTAACCTTTCAAAAAAATTACAACTAAAAATATATCTGTAATTATCACATACAATTCTTATAGCCTCTGTTATTTCTTTAGGTTCTTTCATTTCATATTTTTCATTACCTAATCGCCAAGCGTTATGCTCTTGTAATGTTTTTATGGCTTCTATTGTTTTTTTGTATTCAGTCATATTTTTGTTTTTAAATTGTTTATAATCAGACAAGGCAACTAAAGCTAACAGCAAATAAGCAACATTAAAACGATTGCCTATTTGCAAACCGTTACATCGAAATCCGCTTAATTAATACTCGCCACTATCTCACCAATATAATCCCTAATCTTCTCGGTGTATTTCCCATCGAATTTCAAATCTGCAGTTATCCTATCTCTGCCATTAATCACACTTGCATGATGTCTATTATTTAATTTTCCTAATTCAGTAACAGTCAATCCGCAATGCTTATAAGCAAGATAAAAGTGGATATGTCTTGCCATTACAATATTAGTAAGTCGTGACGTACCTTTTAATTTTTCAAGTGAAATTTCGGTAACTCTGGAAACAATCTTTAGTAACTCATCATGCTTAACTACATTATTTTTCACGTCTTTGGGTTGTGGCTTTTTTTTGCCGACCATAAAATGAATGTGTGAAAATGTCTTAGGCTCAAATTCCTTTTCGTAAAATCTTGTAAATGATACTTGATTTCGTCTGTTTATGATTTGCATACCCACGCTGTTTTATCGTTAATAATTACTTCACCATCCCAGTTCACCCAGTTAATGTCTTTTAGCTTTTGATACCTTTTTTTGCTGACAAATTGCATATAAAAAAACTCATCATCATCCATTAACTTTGCGTTTCTTAAAAGTTCGTCAGCAATCCCTATTAAAGGATATTTTTCTTCGCACGTTGCCAAAATCTTATCGCACGTTTCTTCATCTTTTGGAATCTCATGAATGAAATATCTTTCTTCAAGTGGAAACGGATACTCGCTCCAATCATCTTGCCCAAAATCCTCTGGCTTCGTTAGGTAATTAATTAGATAACCATAATCAACATTCAATGCCATCATTTGCACTTGTAATTGTAAATAATACTTTTTAGCCAGTTTATCGCATTGTTCAAAGTAGTTGAATATTGAGTATTGACATTTAGAATCTGCAACCCATTTGCCCTCTAAAATAGCGTCAGGCGTAGCTCCAAGTTTATCATTCACTTTATAAAATGTTTGATTTGGTTCGCCTCCGTAAATCGAAGTTAATATCTCTATTGCCGTCACTTCATTTACTATTCCATGCAACATTGGTTTTGTGCTGATTTCTTTTTTAAGTCCGTTTAAATTTTCCGCTATTTCAAAGATGTAGTTCAAAGCTGTTTTACCTTGACCCCCCGCCATCAAATCGCCTATTCTCGAAGCCGTAAACATTCCATTTCTATTTTCCATTGAGTTCTATTTTGCGCTTAGTGAATAATGCTTTTGATTTGGCTTGCTCAAACGGCTGCAAAGAATCGTAAAGCATTCCAAGTTCCTCTAAGTTATTGCATAGGTTTAATTTAGCTTTAATGCCGTCTAAATCTACTTCCGTTTCTATCATTGGTAAATCTTCGCCTGAATAAATGTAAAGTCCAAGTCCAAACATAGCTAAGTTTTTCACTAAGCATCTCATAATTGCTGTGTTAATGTCAAACATTGTAGCAGGTTGAACATCTTTGCCCCTTTGTTGGTATAAAATATGTCTTTGCGCTCTATTTACGTTATCCATAATAGGCAATTGCATAGGTATTGTTTCGCCATCAATAGTTACTTCCGTTTGCACTAAATACCCTAAATGCTCATCAAATAAATAAGGTTTGCCGTCAAAGTTTACTACTCGATAATTTGCAGTAGAATAGCGTTTTTTGACTTCGTTCCATGCCCAAGACCAACTAAGGTAAGAGAGTCCGTTTTTCTTTTCGATTTTGTCAGAGCAATCTACTGCTCCAAGTGTTTCAAATACTGTTTTCATTTGGTTTATTTGATTAATGCTGCTACTAAAATCACAGCGGTGAGTAATAAAAAGTAAATAGCTAATTGAGCAATCCAACCCAACGAGCAAAAGTAGTTTAGGAATTTCATTTGCCCATTTTTGCTTCCCATGCCATTTCAGCGGCATCAATTTCATTTTCGATTTCATCTTGAATCTTAGCTTCTTCAATTTCCTCACTGAATTGGCTATCAAGTTCGTGCTTACATAGCATTAAAGTTGCCATATCTCGCACTGGTCGGTTTAAATCTTCATCTTCATGGTTAAAAATTAGGTTGTCAATTACACAACCGCCAGCTGTTACTTCTACATCGCATGAGTATGTGAAGCCATTTAAGTCAAATACATGGTTTTTTACTTTCATTGTTTATGGTTTAGAGTTCAAAAATACATTTAATTTCGATAATCAAAAATAAATATCAAATTTTTTTTTCAGTTAGTACTTCATGCTCCTGCACATCTATGTAGTGCATGATTATATTAAGGTTTGTTGCTTGGGTTAATTGTTGGTCATTGTTATCCAACCATCTTTGAAGCGTTCCCTCGCTGCAATCATTAGCAACCATTAATTTGAGTTTAACGCTGCGATTCTTACGAATTAAAGCGATTGTTTTTGCGCTCAATTCAAGCGGTTTTTCTGGTGTCTTTTTTTTCATTTTTTATTTTAATTGGTGGTGGAAATGTTCTACTTCGTTAATAGGCTCTATTGATAGCGTGTCTTTGCCATATAAATAAGTCATTTCGCTAAAGGTATCAATTAGTTCTTTTCCTTTAAGATAGGCTGCGACTATTACTTTAGAGCCTTTTTTGCTGGTCCTGACAATTTTAGCAAGTCCTGTGATTTCTCGTTTTTTCATTTTGTTTATTTATTTTGCAATGAAACTCTATTGCTTACAGATGTTCTTTTATTTATCATGTTTTCAAACATTAACAAGTAATCAGATGTATTGGCTTGTTGCTTTATTAT